GTGTTCTTGGTATTCCTGCCATATCAGAAACAATGTCATGAAAGTCTGTATCTGGATCATTATTATAAGAATCTGATACATCACCTACACCATACAAATTTTGTAAAGTTGCATAATGCACCACCAATCTAGGCTCTTGCTGAGAATAGTCAAAACAACCCCATGTATGATCCTTCTCGGGTACAAATAGGGCCCTGATTCGTGGTCCAAGATCCTTGTTTCGTGCTGGAATCTGTTGAAGGTTAGGATTAGAATATGAAAATCTTCCGGTCACAGTGCCACCATTATCGGATCTTAATTGGTTGATGTCAGCGTGAATTCTTCCTTTATGCGAATGTTTTAATATGGTATCAATGAACGTGGTATGGGCTTTATTAATTTCACGAGCCTGAGCTATTTGTTTCACCACTGGATGTGGGTGATTTTGTAAAAAATTTTTAGTAAAAGAAGGTGCCGATGTTTTCTCAGTTCTATCGTAGTTTAGTTTTAGCTTATCAAAAACTTGTGCAATCGATCTTGCTGCCCATATTTGGGTATCTATGCCTGTCTCTTTTTTTACTTGTTGTAATGCTTTTTTTTCTTGTGCAACTAATGTGGTTTTCAATTTGTGCGCTGCTTCCACATCGACGCAAACTCCTTTAAATTTCATATCAATCAAACAAGGAAACAATTCCGTTTCCATATCCATGATTGAATTTATATCTTGATGATCTATTTCTTTTTTAAGTTCTTGCCAAAGTGCTAATGTAATTTCTGCATCTTTTTCTGCGTATGCGCCAACATAAATCGCAGGTAGTTTATACATTTCTGCCTTGGGGTCAACCCCCCAACTTTTTGCTGCTTCATATAATTCTGTTTCATTTTTTCCTTTTCCAGTGTATCGTTTAGCACAATTGTTTAAGTCATAGCGCATTTGATTTTCATCAACCAGGGCCGATGCAATCATCGTGTCTACAATTTTTCCGCTGATACTTAGACCTAACGCGCGTATCCAACACACGTCATACATGGCGTTGTGAAATATCTTTGTAGAAGGTAAATTTAATATATCTTGAAACCATTTAAGGACCATTTTACGATCCATATTACCACCACCTTCATGTGCAATTGGATAATAAGCACACCAACCTTTAACAGCTACAGCTATACCGGTTACATCGCCATTGCCTATAATAGAACCTGAACCCATTTTTATTAAATCTGGATCTTTTGTTTCTAAGTCAATTGCAATTTCATCATAACCAGATAAGTCTGGAAAATTTTCAGGTGGTAGCCATTCTGTTTGTGGTTTAAATAGTGGTACTTGTATCATTTATTTTTCTTCCAATCGTTATAGCTTTTAATCCAGTCGTTGGATTTACGTTCTTTTTTTATTTCTTCTGGATAGTCTCTATCAATAGCCATATCAATATAGTGTTTAGCTTTTAATAAATCTTCTTTCTGATTTTTTTGTTTATGCCTGCATAAATATTTTATAGCATTACCTTCTGCAAACGGCAAATTATTCTTATTTATAAACTCTGATGGTTGTATGGTCATGCTTTTGTAATGATCACCACCTACTTGTTTTTTATATATTTTGCTCACAGTCTATATCCTTTCTCGTTTTTTTTGGGTGCAATTATATGTAAATTTTCTTTTGTTCGTGTGGCACCCACGTAAAATAATCTATTTTCATCATCTGGATTTCTTTCATAACCCTTCAAAGTATTTTCTGTAAGATCTGTTAGTAATACAACGTTAGTTGCTTCACCACCTTTAGCTCCGTGTATGGTAGATAATTCTATACGTGGTTTTTCATTTAACTTCTCTCCGTTCTTTCTCATTTTTCTTAGGTAATCTACTTTAGTTTGACCAGCTTCATCAAATGCTTCAAACCAAACTGTTTTAATTTGAAGACCATAATCACGTACTAATTGATCTATTCCGTAAAAAGATTCTTTGGCCATACCTTTTATTTTTTTCTTGTGCCAATTTCTAGATGTCATTTGTTTAGAGATACTTTCTATTTGTTTATACGAAACTAATTGTCCCTGTCTTAAATGTTCCCAAGCTGTAGCTGCTGCATGTAAATCTTGTTCATTACTTCTTCTGTATTTAGAAGTGTAATAAAGTCCACGTCTGTACAAAGATTCTTCTATGTCCTTAAGCATGTGTCTAGTTCTGCTTAACACTAACCAATCACCTTGAGACATGTCTATGCTTTCAATATCAAAATGTCTTTGTAAAGTTCCTTCATTAATTTTTGGCTTCCAAGTTTTATCTATTCTGTGTTTAATTCTATTTATAATTCCCATTGCAAGTTGATGAACTTTCATAGGTATTCTATGTGATTGTATTAAGGGAAGATTTATCATTTGATCCTGTAAGGCTATAAAAGAATCCACATCTGCACCGGCCCATTTATATATTGCTTGATCATCATCACCCGCAATAAAAGAATCTTTACTCTTATTCCAGATAGATCTTGCCATGTCCCACTGCATACTAGATAAATCTTGTGCTTCATCTATAAACACAACATCAAATTTTGGTGACTTATCTGATTTTGTAAAATCTAAAATCATGTCATTAAAATCTATTAAACTATATTCTTTTTTATATCTGGTTAATTCATTAGATATAATTCTTAAGTCACTAAAAGAAAGATCCTGAGTGTGTTCCTTTAAAGCATACTGTTGTTCAATTGTAATATTTCTAAGTTGTGCTAGCTGTATAACTCTTAAGTATTCACTATCAGAACTAAAATTACATCCAGTACCATCATGATCTTCTTGATAAACTGCATATCCCACTGGAAAACCTAGTTTACTTCCAAGATCTTTATAATGTCTTTGTTGCATTACTTGATCTTTTTTTAATCCTAACTTTCTAAATGCTAATGAGTGTAAAGTTCTAAAATAAGGAAGGTCATCTTCAGTTAATTTAAATTTTTTTATCGCTTCATCTCTAGCATGGTATGCAGCTTTTTGTGTAAATGCAAAATAACCTATCTTATCTGGATCTGTATTTTTTAAATAGTCATCAACTTTATTTAATAAAGTTGTGGTCTTACCGGTACCTGGTGGTCCTAATACAATCGTTCTCATTGAAAAAATACTTTCATTTGTTGTTGTGTTTTTCCTGAAAAATCTTTTCCTAGATTGTTTTCTTTTGTTGTAACCCATTCAAGATTAGATAGTTCATAATCAGTAATGTCATGATTTATATGATTTACTACCCACTGTATTTTTACATCATAAAAAGTTTTTGGAAGTTCAAAAAAAGCTAAACCAACTAATCTATGTATTCTTGAGATTACATAAGGATTGTCTTGCTCTCTTGTTCTTAAAGAAACTTTAGGATAAAGATCAGTTTTAGTTGAGCTTACTGACAAAACTTTTCCAGTATTTTTATTTTGAATATAAGGAAAAATATTTCCTTTTTCTGGTTTATATCTATTAGTACCACCTGTCTTATGTATAAAATACACATCTTCAGGAAAATTTTTATATTGAAAACTATTAACTCCATATTTTGTTCTCATAGGATCATCAGGAAGTTTTGAAATATCTAAATAATCTATGTTTTTTATTTTTTTTTCTAAAATATCTAAATTAGGAAATAAATTTAATTGATCAGTTACCATAGGTTAAAACACATCCTTTGGTTTTAATTCTTTTTGATTGTAGTCATCTATTTTTTTATCAAACTGTTGCACTACAAATACAGAAATTCTTTCTTTACCAATACGTTTGTCATCACAGTTGCATGTTTCTTTTAACATCTGTGCTGTTCTAGAATAAGGTACATCCCAACGTCTTCTAATTAAAAAATCATTATAAAATCTATCAAATATAAAATGATGATGTCCATCTTTAGTTAATACACCCCCACGTTTTAAATCTTTTATATCAGCACCTATGTGCCTATCTAAACAAAAAGTTTCTAAATGATTTTGTAATTGATCTTGAGTTGCTACACCTTCTGGTGGTTCCACAGGTTCGTGGTTCTTCATCAATGGATTTATAAGCATGTCCCAATCTTTAGGCTTCACTGTTGGTGGTTTAAAATCTAATTGTTCCATACACGCTTCTTGAAACAAACTTTGTTGTTTTAGAAATTTAACATTCTCTAAGTGTAAACGCTCACCATCAACGTTAAGATAATAATATGGTTTTTCTAATTTAACTTTTTGTAAGTCAGCTAATAATGGAAATACAATCTCTTCACCTATTCCATATTTTCTTTCTCTACATAATTTTTTATCACACAAATTACACATAGGAACATCATTGCATTTATAGCCCCAGTCTTTTTTGTCATGTTGTCTTTTAATTATATCAACTTCTGATTCACTTAACGGACTTACTGATGCATCAATGTTAAACACTGTAAGTCTACTTTTCCATTCTGCCGGCCATTTCTTTTTGGCATAAACAGCATAATGAAATAAAGCATTGTTTCTACCACCTTCTGGTATTTTATTTATTGCCATTAATTCTATACATGGCGGTGCATCTGAATATTCTGTTACAGGTCTTTCTATTTTTATTTTCTGTAGTTGTTGTGGTGTTTGTTTATTTCTTTCATATAATTCAAAAAAACCGTCTATATTAGCGGCTTCCCCATTTTCGAGAAAG